TAGCCTTTAACTTGGCATATTCAGCGGTTTTACAGTCACGTAATTTGTTTAGGTACTAAAATTGGCATTCAGGTCTGAAGTACCATTTCTTAGTTTTACAGTCACGTAATTTGTTTAGGTACTAAAATTAAGAGTCTAGGGACGCAAGCGATACCATAGTTTTACAGTCACGTAATTTGTTTAGGTACTAAAATAACCATGAGCGTATAAAGAACACAAGGACGCTTCCTCCGAGTGCAATCACTCCTGCCATAACGTCCGAAAAGGTAATGACATAATCCATAGGTTATCCCTTTTTGATCAGCTTCTCTGCAAGCTCCGTCACTCTTTCCCATCCGTCCATTGCCACCAGTGCCACGATAAACGCTGCCACAAAGGACGCGAAGACCATGTACCACTCAATAGGCTGCTTCAGGTACTGTATCATGCCAAGCATCGCTACCGGGCATAACACGAGGGACAGGCAGATCACGACAAGCGCGGTGGGAACCTTCTTGTCGAACCATTCCCATTTCTTGAGTGCCTCTGTGATGACGGACACCACAAATGCCAACACTCCGATGAAGAGAATGAACTGTGAAAAATCTGCTGTTAAATTTGCCATGTTTACCAACTCCTTTGACTAAAATTTTGAGAATGCCGTAAACGCAATAAGAGCATGGATAAAATCCATGCTCTTATCTTACCCTGCTCTTCAGGGACGTTATAGGGGAACTGTTTCCGTAGGTTTTTTCCCATTTTAATTGTCACAAATCATTCTATCGGGATATCGAATATGGTCATCTGCCCGATCATTGGCTCATCTTTGATGATGTTGGATATCTGCTTTGTGGTCAGGTTGTACTTCTCAGCAAGCTGCTTCAGGTTGTATCCGTTCCACTCCTTCTTGATTCGTCTGTTTCTTGCCGGGGCGATGATGTTCTCTATCTTGGGGAAGTATAGTTCATCTCCTTTGGCGTAGTCGCTAAGTTCTATAAACTTATCAACTCCAATGATCTCCACTACAGGGCGGTAGCTCTCTGAGATATCATCTATCTTCGTCTCCCCGATGAGCTGCCTTGTCAGTTCGTCTACGTTCATCTGTATCCTCACTCCTTATCATGAGGCTTTCTTACAGAACTCCAAGCTTATCCATCCGGCTCCGGACTTAAGTCTTCCCCATCCGCTCTTCTCTTCAACGATGGTGTACTTGTTCTTGTGTCCTTCCTTTTCCCGGATAGCTCCTACCTTCTCACCGTTTGGTGTCTTCCTGATGTTGAGTACATCAGTTGTCGTGGTGATGAGGTATGGTACAAAGGCTTCTGTTGTCTCGCCTGTCTTCTTACAGAACTCCAAGCTTATCCATCCGGCTCCGGACTTCAATCTTCCCCATCCGTTCTGTTCCTCAACGATGGTGTACTTGTTCTTGTGTCCTTCTCTTTCGCGGATAGCTCCCACGATACTTCCGTTCGGCTTATCCCTGATACGGAGTGCCTCTGTAGTCGTGGTGATGAGGTACGGCTTGAACTCTGTCGCGTTCTCCTGTGGTTTCTGTGGTGTCTGAGGCTGCTGAGGTGTCTGTGGTTTCTCATCCGCCTTGGTTCCTGTGATTGCTGCCAGTATGGTGAGTATCTTCTTACCGTATCCGGCTCCGGCAGCCCATCCCTTCCCTTTCGGGTTCTCCTGAATACCTAAGTATTCCACATACGGGGCACTGCCTCTCGTCACATATTTGAAGCGTGGGTCAATGCATTCCCCTTTGAGCTTCACTGTATTGGCGTATGCCTTCAGGTGCTGTATCTGTGCCCGGATGCCAAGCTGTGGGGTATCGAAGCTGTTGCCTGTCATTCCATTGCCTGTCACTCCCATGCCACAGAAATTGTTCTGTGAGAGCTTCACGGCACTGCCGGAGAAGGTGAAGTTCCCGGTCTCGAGGCAGCTCTGTGCGAAGGCGATGTCTCCGCGGATGTTCTCCGCCTCTCCTTCAGATAAATAGAAGGGAATCATATCAAGGACGCTCTGCGGCACCTTTGCATTCTTGGCTTTGATGTAGGCTGTCATCTGTTCTGCCGTAGCCACAGCTTTTCCCGTGATCTTTGTCATCTTACTTGTATCTTCTGTCCCTGCTCCGTCCGTGGCGATCGCTTTCTTAAACGCATCCCATACGTGCTTGGTTGTGTTGTAGACGTAAGGGTTCGGGCAAATCTTTCCGGTAACATCGTAGTGACGGATAACATGATCAGCCGGGACGTTGTACTTCTTCATCAGGTACTGCGTCAGCTCGATCGCGGATGCCACGGTCGCGTCCTCAAAGTACCAGTCCTTGGAAGTGTCTGCCTGACTGCCCTTGTTGCGGACACAGAGCTCGATGCCGATAGAGTTGCTGTTCCTGCACTCTGCGTGCTTGTAGCTCTTAGCTCCACAGTGCCATGCGATATCCTCATCCTCAACGCTCTGCCATATCTCACCCTCAAAACCTACAAAGTAGTGGGCGGATGCTCCGAGGTACTTGGAAGCATAATAGTGGCAGTTCGCCCACGCGCCTCCAAGAGCCCCCACATAGTGGATGACGATATACTTGATGCGCCCCACGTTGTTCGCGTTTGTGAAGTTATACAGTGTGAGGAGCTTCTCAATCTTTGGTGCTGTCATCGTCCACACTCTCCTCTCCGAAGAATCCCATATCATCCGGATTCATGCTGTTGCGGAATGCCTTGAGCTCTTCCTCGGACATCTGTCCGACCTTCTCCTGAAGCTCCGCAAGCTCTTCAGGGCTCATGTCCTTTGTGTGCTCGCTGCGGAGCACCTTTGTCTGTTCTGCCATGTCTATTCCTCCTCTTTATAATCTAACGTGATGGAAGTCTTGGTCTCCACAAGGATGCACTTCCTGATCTCGTTGATGGTGTTGTCAATCAGCTCTTCCGGAAGGAACGCCCGGATGAGCTCCGCATTCTTGATGCGGTAGATGTACCACAGCTCCACATCGAAGTCCGGAGCCGATTCCCCATCCTTTACTCCTCCAAGGAGCACAGATGTGAGGGTGTCCTTATCCTTCTCAAAATCGCCCTTCAGCTTCTTGAGCAGGAGCTTCTTCTGCTTATCGTCCGGTTTGAGCGGCATCTGATCAAGGAACTCTTCCAGTGTCACCTCAAAGGTGTAGTCCCCGGTGAAGATTGCCTTGAGCATCTTCTCAAACTTGCCGTCATACTTGTACTTGGTCTCTGTACTCTCCTTGACCTTTGTGTTCCATACACCTTCCCCGATCAGCTTCTTGAGCTTGTCCGGGTTTAAGATGTCAAGGCTCATGCTGTCCGTGATGGATGCACTGCCTGCATCTCCATAGAATTTCACATACTTCACGTTGTGGTCATCCATGATGCTGATGCCTCTTGCCTGAAGCTCCGCTTTGTAGGCATTGGTGAGGGCTCTGTTCTCCTTGCCCTGCTTGTCAAGCTCCACAAGGGCTCCGATCAGCTCCTCTGTCTTCATGTTCTTTGCTTCCACTATCATTCATCTCTTTCTCTTTCAAAGCCTGCGATTGCCTTTGCCGCACACTCCTGACAGATTCCCTTGCCGTGAAACTGCTTCACTCCTTCGGTAGCTCCACAGAAGAGACATCTCGGTCTGTACGGGCTTATCGTGATTCTGCCACCGTTGCTCTCCACAATCATCGGGTCTTTGCCCTCGATGCCGAGCTCCCTTCTCATCGCTACCGGGATGCTGATGGAGCCGTGGCTTGTCATTTTCTTATACGCTTCACTCATGTGTTACTCCTTTCTAGGCATTCAAGATGTCCTTGATATACTCATATTGTTCACCCATCGTATAGGTGCCCCTGCCTTCCGCTTTCAGCTTGTCATGGAACTCCTTGAGCCGGAGCGCAAGCTTCAGGGTCTTCGCCACTCCTACCGCTTCAGGAGAGGCTCGCAGGTGCTGCTCCGTATGTCCGAGCATGATGCTGATTGCCTGATACAGGAACACATCCCATGCATAATATTCCGCATCCCTTCCATTCCACTCCTCCCGGGCTTCCTCGATGTACTTCTTCCGGTTCAGTCTCGGCTTGTCCGGTGGGACGATGCCCTTCTCCTGAAGTTCCTTCTTGATCTTGGCATTCATGGCTTTCTGTGCCTTAGTCATAGTCTTCCTCTTCGCCATACTCCACCTCCTCGTTATTGACTTTGAGCTTGCCCTGTTTGAGCTGATCTTCAAGGCTGATCATGGATTCAAGGTGGACATCGAGGAGGTTTGTCTTAACCTCTTCGATATCCACACCTCTCGCGATTGCCTCCTGACCGACCAACATCTGAAGATATCCGGACAGGGTTGCAAGCTCCACCATGCTGATGTTCTCCATCTCGCACCGGATATCATCATTCCTGACCGTTATCGTCAGCCTGCAATCCTTCATCCTGCTTCTCCTTCCTTGCTGCCATGCTCTTGAGGGCTTCGATCAGTTTGGAGCACTGCTGATAATTGAGCCACTCCACGGAGCTGACCTTGAACATCTTCATACACAGCCCGTTGACCCTTGCAGGCTTCTCCCATCCGAGCTCCTGCGTCAGCTTATAGACCTTCTTGCGCTGATTCTCGGTAGCCGGGTTCCCTGATCTGCGTCTCTTGGTGCTTCCATCCTTACCCTTCGCGCTATCTTTCATATTGAGAAGGACGCGGATACAGGTATTCAGTTCCCGGTTGTTGAGCTCCTTGATACTGTCTTTCCCGGTGTGTGCCTGCACTACAAGGTGGAGGTCTTCGTCTGAGAGTCTCAGCTCCGGGCTCTTGGCAATTCCCCACAGCTTCCGGATGCCTGCCGTTGTATCTGCTTTTGCTGCCATATTATCCCCTCTTTCTCCTCTCACTTCCTACCGTTGCCGCTGCTCCTCTTGCGTACCCTGTAAGAAAAGCCGGAATCTCAATCTCCTTGCGCTGATTCACAGTCTCAGCCTGCACGCTCACATCTGTGTATCCGTGGTTCTGAATGGCTGCATAGATTCCCTGAAGAATCTCAAGTCCGATCTCTTCCTCGTGCTGTCCGTTGATTACAATGCTCATTTTCTTCATGCTGCTTCTCTCCTTCCTATAACATCATCATGCTTGATGCTTCACTAACAATCTTCAGTGTCACCTTGGTTTCTCCGCGTTCTCTCAGGACACGGAGCACGTTGTTGAGTGTTCTGTCCAGTAAACGGAAGCAGCCATTGTTGTTGTTCGTTGCCCTGCTGATCAGCTCGCCCATTGCTGCCTCATCAATCTCAAAGCCTTCCAAGTAGTCCTTGACTTCGTTCTGATTCAGCCCCTTGAGCTTATAGTAGAAGTCCATGCGGTTCGCAAAACGTGTCAGGGAACTCTTCAGCTCTGTCTCAAGTCTTGGCTCTCCTGCGATCACGATACCTACATCGCTTTGGTCGAAGATTCCGCGGAGTATCTCCATCTTCTTCTGAGTGTATTTGTTGATGAGCTTGTCTGCTTCGTCAATGATCAGGAGATATCCCTGATTGACATTGAAGAACTCTCGGATGCGGTTCACGCGGCTCCATATGGTTCCGCCTGTGCTTCTCGGCATCCCGAGCTCCATCTCGATCGCTTCCACCAAGTCCCGGCAAGCCATCGTATCATCACACTCGATATATGCCACTCTCTGAAGCTTTGCATACTTCTTGAGCGCATGGGTCTTGCCCTGTCCGGACTTTCCGACTATGATGCCAAGCCCGATATTCTCCTGACAAGCCTGACACACACCAATGGTATTGATGAAGTCCCGGCTTTCAAAGAACTCAACCTTTGACTTGAGTTTCACTCCGGTGTCCTCTGTAGTGTCCGGTGCTTCAGGAATGCCTTCCGTGTCACCGCTCGCGATCAGGAACTCCGTGATCTTCTTCTCGATCTCTGTCGGGTCTGATGCATACTTTCCATTGAGGTACTGACTCACTGCTGAACGGGAGTAGTTCATTCTCATAGCTGCCTCCGCTTTTGTCATATGCAGTTCTGCAAGTCTCTCATTCATTCGTTCTGCCAGTGTCTTCTCTGTTGTGTAGGTTTTGCTTTCCAATGCTTCCATGTTTACAACCTTCCTTTCTTACTTTCTCAACCGTTTTCTTCGTCTGATGGTCTTGGCGATACTCTTGACGATCTTCTCTGTCAGTACCACGATTCCGCACGATGCAAGGAATATGATGGTACACGCTCCGATCACCGCAAGTATCATGACCAATACAAAACTCTGATATAGTGTCATCTTAATCTCCCATAGCCCGGAGCTTTCTAAGTGCGCTCTCGGCTTTGTTGCTCATATAACTACTGTCTTCAGTTTCTTCTCTCTTGTCTGCCCGGAAGCCCTGAGAGTAGGTTCTGTCTTCCGGCATTGCAATGACTTTGCCTTTCTGCTTCTGTTTGCCCTTCATCAGTTCGATGCCGCCTGTGGTCTCATTAAAGCCAACATACTGCTCATTGATCTCCTCAAACGGGATGCGAGCCTCTTCAAGTCTTTCCCTGTCGCGTTTCTGCTGACGTTTCTGCATCTTCAGATGTTCCTCAAGAGCCTTCTGTGATACTTTCGGAGCTACCTGAAGCAGTTCCTGACAGTAGGCTTCACAGACCTTCTTGCCATTCTTATCAAATACATACAGGGTGCTCATGTCATCCGGGTCGTACTTGATATCCATTTTCCTTCCGATGTAGTCACACAACTCGTCTGAGCGGTACTCGAATCCCCACCGGACAATTCCGATGTTTCTGACAAGCACGTTCTCGGACTTCATCATCAGCAATGTTGCGTATGACTTCGGTGGTGCCGCCTTGAAGTATCTCTCCTCGTTCATGAAGCAGTCATATGGGGTCTTGTGTGTTTCCTTGGCTTTCTTCAGTCCGCCATGCTCTGTGTGCATATAGACCTCTGTCAGCCACTTGTGCCATTCCTCATAGAACTCTTCCATCGTCAGGAGTTCACCGTTCTCACACATCCTCTTGATGTCCTTCGTCACCTTGTCGGATGTCTTGGAGCCCGTCAGGGTACCTGTATAACTCTTGAACCACTTCGTGAACCTGTTGCACACCGTCCGGAAGAATCGCTCGATCTGACCCTTGCTCCACGGCTCATACGGAAGAGCTCTGTGGTCATCTTTGATGCCGATGGACTTATAGAAGCCCTTGGTCGTATCATCAAAGTCCATGCCGCTTCTGTCGTTCCTGTCGCGTCCGGTCATTGTCTTTGCCGTGTAGTCCTTACCGTTATCTATGTAGAGGTACTCCGGAATGCCTCCCGGTTCCGAGTACATCATCTTCAACAGTGACTGCTTCAGGATATCGCTGTTCGCATCCTTGCAAAGCACATCGCCCATGATCGCCCTGCTCCTCATATCAACCCATGCCGCCAAGTGCGGCTTGATAGGGATAACCTTGCCGTTCGGCTGCTTGTAGGCAACCCAACAATCGAAGGTATGCTCATCGCCCATGACAATCTGCATGACCTTGAGTCCGCTCGTGTCACGGCTTCCTTTGACCATGACCTTATTCTTGTATTCCCTGCTTCCTTTTGATGCCAAGAAGTGGGCGTTCTTCATTCCCTCATCTTCCATGAGGTATGTGATGTATCTTGTCACCGTCTGATAGGACGGTATCTTCTCCCACTTGTTGACGTTGGCTACCAGTGTCAGCTTCTCATACAGCATCTCACGGGTTCCAATGTTTGCCGCAAAGTCTTCGTTGAACCATATGTTCTTGATCACCTGTTTGACCTCCGGCTTGATGCTCGGGAAGGTACCGGACTCTTTAGGTTTCCGGCACAGGCACAGCACTTTGAAGAACTCGAACCCGACACCGGACTCCTTCTGAAGCTTGTCCGCCCATGCACAGGCTTCGTTGTACGCCTTCACATATCGGTACAGTGTTCTCTTGCCTGAGCCGAGATGCTCCTGAGCGTACTGCTCGGCATATTCCGTCTTGTTCGCTCCGTCATACTGAAGAAACTCCCTGATCACATTGCCGAGCTCCATGCCCTTGTACCACTGCTCTCTGTAGTTTTCAATGTACCAATCCACATCCGCCTCGACATACCACGGGGCTTCCGGTTCCGGCTGTGCTTCGCCTTCCGGGGAAATTGTTCCGGAAAGTTCTTTCAGCTTCGCCCGTTCCTTCCATGCGTTCCTTGCCTTCTTGGATAAGGATGCAACTGCCACCAGTACCGCGTCCTTGCCTCCGTTCTCCGACTTCTCAGTCATCGTGTCGAACTTGTCCGGGTTCCGGCTCAGCCGCTGTGCCATCGTCTTGTACTTCACTCCTTCAAGCTCGGCAGCCTCAATCAATGTGACATATTCAGCCAAACGTCTCACCTCCTTCATGCTGCTACTTCAATGTCTAAAACCCTCGATATATCCTCAAGGTACTTCTTTCCGCTACGCTCACCGCACAGGATTTTGTGTAGATACTGCTTATTGCATCCGATCAAAGCAGCAAGCTCGACCTGAGTCATACCCTTGTCAATAAGCCTTTTCTTCACTTGTTTCCCGAAGGCAGTCAGCTCCATCTGCTTCGCTTTCATCTGCTCACCTCGCTATAGCTTGTACACTCTCAGTCCTGCCTCTGACAGGCTGCAACTGTACCCGTCCTTCACCAAGTCTTCCACCACTTTAGGCGGTGCCTCGTGGAGAATGATACCTTGTGTGACCTGACCATCCACCACACTGCCAATGCTCAGGCTGATCGGTGCTGTCAGTTCCTGCATTTCAAGAAGCTTCAGCATCAGCTCCTTGTCTGTCTCTGTGTATTTTCGTTCCATTACAACCTACCTTCCTGATCTACAGCTCTTTGGAGATCGTCCTCTGCTTCGGCTTGCCTCCAACCTTCTTCAGGGACATCCTGCTCACGATCGTGAGGGAGTCCGGCAGGTTCTTGACCACAAGCCAACTGTCCGGGTTCAATCCATGAGCCTTCATGATCTTCTTCTGTTCCAATGTAGGGACTTTTCCATTCTTCATCAGTATTCCACCTCCGTACTGTCAATGATTTTGTCAATTACGTTGAGAATACCGTCAAGCTCGGCAGCCTCTTCCTCAAGTTCCGCCTTCTTCTCAGAGACGATCTCAAGCTTGGCATCGAGCTTCGCCCTGTGTATCGCGAGGAGTTCCATTTCCTCAGCACTTAGCTTGTAATGCATTCCATATCGCCACCTTTCTGTATCTGTGGTATTATATGAAAAGCAGCCGGGACAACCATATGAATGATATTAAGATTCAAGCCTGTAGGTTAGGTTGTACCGTGAGAGCCGGAAGCTCTCGGTCTGATATTAGAACTAGCACTTCTGATATCAGAAAACTCGTTTGTGTAAAGTGTTCCAATGCTTTACCAACCACTATAAAAAAGGAGCTTGTGTGTTCCAACTGTGGGGCTCGCGTCTTCAATAACTAGCTGAAGGTAGGGAAGCCCCGGCTGCATTTTCAACTATTGAATTGTTTCAGATATGGAGCTCCTGAAGTTCTGTCTCAAGTCCCTTCAATCCGTTTCTCAAGCTCGCGCTCCTGTCTCCGATATCTTTCTTCCCGGTGTGATTGCCACACCAATGATCTTTTTGATATGCCGCCATGCAGTACACTTCATGTCTGCATGATCTGCACATTTCCTCGGGAGCCATCCTCATCCCCCTTCCTGCTATCCATTCCTTTGTCCTGACCCGGACGATTTACCTTTATTTTCCGGAGAACTCCGGTTGTGAATTTCAGAAATGCTTGTTATAATTACTGGGTTACAAGTAACCCCCTTGCAAGTAATATAATACTGCATATATGCAGGATTGTCAATATAAAATCTGCATATATGCTGTTTTAATGCAAATATGCAGGAAAAGAAAGGATGAAATTATGTGTGATACAAACTCAAGTATTGGAAAACGAATTAGGGAACTCAGAAAATCGGTTAATATGTCTCAAGATGCTCTTGGATATGTTGTGAAGAAGAATGGTACCACTATCGGCAGATATGAAAAGGATGAGCTTCCAGTTCCATCCGATGTATTAGAAATCTTATCGGATCATTTCAATGTATCTATTGACTACATTGTTCTCGGAAAAACCAAAGACATACAAGAATTAGACAATTTTTTAGATAGGACTGCTCTCGATGCTCTGACTCTTTTTGAGCATCTTTCTGTTTCCGATCAAAAAGAAATAATTGAAATTATGCAATTCAAGCTTTACAAAAGAGGGCAAGAATGGGATGTTGTGAAAATGGTAGAATCATCCCCTTTAGGACACATAAAAAATGATGACATGGTTGGTTAATTTTTTATTCCCTTTTTGGGTTACTTGTAACCCTTAAAACCTCAAAAAAGTGTAGAATTGCTCGTAACGGAATTATTTCACGGAAAATGCGAACAAAGCCCCATTTTAAGCCAATTCTACACGCTTCTCCGTGTGGTTCTGTTTTGTAGAATTGCTTCGGACGATTTTTCATGCCTGATCATCCGGACACATAACGCAAAATAACGCTCCGAAAATGGAACGTCACTCTCGAAAAGCCTTGTATTTGTGGGGTTTATCCACATTTTATGCACATTGACGATCAAACATCAGTAACGCAGTAACGTCACGTTATAACGTTGCAGGCATTCCAATCCGATCACCCTCGTGCTATAATATCATTACAACCTAACCAACCAACCGGAGAGGGGCGCAAGTGCTGATTATTCCAATGCTTTCAGGCACTTCCGCCTCTTTCTTCTTGATTTTAGGCATGAAAAAAGACACGCGGACAGTTTTCTCAATATTCCTGTCACACGCGTCTCACTTTTTCCTTGGTCGAATCGTCAAAACCCTTGTATTCTCGGGGTTTCCCGTCATTTCCCGGGTTCTCTCCACTGATCTCATGTTGAATGTCCCTTTGTGTCAGTTATTCTGTTAAGTTACAGCCCGCTAACTGATCAATAGGAACATATCCGAGATTTTGATACGTTACCCTTCTGAAAAATTCAAACTGTTCCTTCACATTCGGACACAATTCTACAAATGTACGCTCTCCGATAA